GGTGAGTTAGCAAATGTGCTGAACATCGTAAGGCCGCCATAAATAGCAAAGTGTTTCAGTAGACAAGCAAGCCGAGAGTTTGCACAGGAGCCATAAAATGCCCCAGTTTATTAACAGTAATATTCCCTCACTCACGGCGCAGCGAAATCTCAATACCTCGCAGAATGACTTGAATACCTCTCTGCAGCGCCTGTCATCGGGCTTGCGTATTAACAGTGCGAAGGACGATGCGGCCGGTCTTGCAATTTCCGAGCGCTTTACCGCACAAATTCGAGGCCTCAATCAGGCGGCGCGAAACGCCAACGACGGTATCTCCCTGGCGCAAACCGCTGAAGGTGATATGGGTGCCATTACCAACAACCTGCAGCGTATTCGTGAATTGTCCGTGCAGTCGGCCAACGCCACTAACTCGACCTCTGACCGGGCGGCACTGCAGTTGGAAGTTGCAGAACTGGTTTCTGAAATTGATCGTATCGCCTCAACCAGTGCCTTTAACGGCGTTCAATTACTCGACGGTTCGTTCTCTTCCCAGCAGTTTCAGGTGGGTGCGAACGCTGGCGAGACGGTAACGATTTCTTCGATTAGTAGTGCTCGTACCGCTTCGTTGGGGGCATCGTTAAGTGCCACCGTCACGGGCACCCGGGTTGCAGGTGCTTTAAGCGGAACCGATCTTTCCATTAATGGTGAAGCCGTAGGTGCTGCAGCTCGCGATGCGAAAACCATTGCCGCAGCGATTAATGCGACCTCTGGGACTAATGTTACCGCGTCGGTCAATGCCAACACCAGTTTGACGACCGGCGTGGATGCGACGGGTTTTGCTGTGGCAATCGCCGGTGATGGTACGGACTTTATTGCCGTTAATGGTGTCAAAATTGGTGCGCTAGCCGGTGCCGCTAACGCAGCTGCACGAGAGGCTGATGTGGTAGTTGCGGTGAATGCTATTTCTGCCGCCACCGGCGTAACGGCTTCTGCAACGTCTGGCGATATTGTCTTAACCGCTGCAGACGGTCGTAATATTGATGTGACTTCTGGGGGTACGGGGGCAACGGCTGTCAACTCCGGTATTACCACCGAAGTGAGTTATGGCACCTTTGATTTGTCCTCGACAGCGGGCGCGATTGTGATTGCGGGTGCGACACCAGCCAATGCGGGTTTGTCTGCGGGTACCACTGCGGCGACTCAGACGGGTACGGCAATAGCGGTTCTCGATATTTCAACCGTGGATGGCGCCAATACTGCCATTGCCTCGGTAGATGCGGCATTAACCACGGTGAACAGCAGCCGCGCGCAATTGGGTGCGGTGCAAAACCGCTTTGACTCGGTGGTCTCCAGTATTCAAACCACCAGTGAAAACCTCAGTGCTTCGCGTAGCCGAATTCGTGATGCTGACTTTGCCGCTGAAACCGCGGCATTGACCCGCGCACAAATTCTGCAACAGGCCGGTGTATCAATTTTGGGGCAGGCTAACTCGCTGCCACAAAACGCACTGTCGCTGCTGCAGTAAGGCTCCAGGGAATGACATGAGTCTCATGGCTTATAGCCCTTAGGCGCTTAAACCGACACTGTTTCTAACAGT